AACAGGCGGGTACCGAAATTGAACAGGACGCTGCTTCTTCTGATGAAGAAAACAGTACAATTGTTCGTGATCAACAAGAGAGCGAACTTGAGAACTACAGCGAAAATGTTCAAAAGCGAATTAATCAATTAACTGCAAAGCGCAAGCAGGCCATGGAAGAGGCTGAGGCTGCGTTGGCTTATGCTAAGTCAATTCAAGAGCAGAATGAGAACATGAAGAAGCGTCTCGCTGAACTTGATCAGGGCTATATGACTGAGTATGGAAGCCGAGTAGAAACACAAGCCGCAGAAGCCAAGCGTATGCTCAAAGAGGCGTATGACAATGGCGATGTGGAAAAAATGGCAGAGGCTCAGGATATGATGGCTCGTTTGGCCATTGAGAAGGAGCGTCTTCGCGTTCAGAAACTTCGTGCAGAAAAAGAAGTTCAAGAACCAAAGCAGGAAGTTCCAACCCAAGCCAAAGCGCCTCAAAAGCAGGATTTAGACCCCAAACTACAAACGTGGATGGGTAAAAATTCTTGGTTCGGCACTGATATGGTGATGACGCGAGGCGCTCAGGCCATTCACGAGCAACTTGTTTCTGCTGAGGACTTTGATCCCAGCAGCGATGAATACTATGCGGAAATTGACAAGCGTATGCGCGTTGAGTTCCCTCACAAATTTCAGGAGAAGCGGGCAAACGCCCAGTCCGTAACTCCTGCGTCTAATGGACGGTCAGCTACCAAAAATGGGCGGAAAAAAACAGTAGAACTTACTGCTGGTCAGGTCAATATGGCCAAAAAACTAGGCATTAGCCTTGAACAAATGGCGAAAGAAGTAGCCAAGATCGAACAGAGGAGATCATAATGACAGATCGTTCAAGCCGTGACTCGCAAACTCGTGAGAGCAAAGCCCGCGTAAAAGCTTGGCAACCCGCAAGCGCTCTTGAGGCGCCTGAGGCTCCTGTCGGTTTTAAGCATCGTTGGATTCGTGAATCCGTGATGGAATACGATGATCGTAACAATGTTCACAAGCGCCGCCGTGAAGGTTGGGAACTTGTCAGAGCAGAGGAATACCCTGACTTTGATGCTCCTGTCCTTGATGAAGGCAAAAACGCAGGCGTAATTGGCGTAGGTGGTCTGGTTCTTGCCAGAATCCCTGAAGAAATTGCGGACCAGCGTAACTCGCATTACCAGCAAGTTACACAACAACAAATGGAAGCTGTGGATCGTGATTGGATGCGTGAAAGCAATCCGAACATGCCAAAGCTAAAACCCCAACGTTCTACCTCTGTGTCCTTTGGTGGCCCGAAGGTAGCTGATAACTAGGAGAAAATAAGATGGCTAATCAAGACGCCTCTTTCGGCCTGCGCCTTTCGCGCTCAGGTAACGGCTCCGACCTGACAAACATGCAGAACAAGTACCGCATTGCTTCTGGCTACGCTACTGCAATTTACCAAGGTGACCTCGTTGCAGTCGTTACCGCTGGTACAATTGAGCGCGTTGCCGCTGGCGGCTCTGGCTTGATTCTGGGTGTATTCAACGGTTGTGAGTACACTGACCCAACCACTGGTAAGCCAACTTGGTCTAACCACTACCCTGGGTCAATCGCTGCTTCTGACATTGTAGCGTCAGTAATTGATGCACCTTACGCAGTGTACGAAATTCAAGCAGACGACACCTTCCCTGTTGCTGATCTGTTCGGCAACTTTGACATCGTTGACCAGTCCCCTGTTGGCGATACCAATTCTGGTATTTCCCGCATGGAACTTGATGTCACCACTGGCGCAACAACCGCGACTTTGCCTTTGAAAGCAATCGACATTTCTCAGGATCCTGAGAATAGCGATGTTTCATCTGCAAACACCAACGTTGTTGTAATGATCAACAACCACCTGTTTAGTGCTGGCACTACAGGCTTGGCGTAAGGAGACTGATTAATGGCTATTTCTCGCGCTCAATTGGCGAAAGAACTGGAACCCGGTCTTAACGCCCTCTTTGGCATGGAATACAACCGCTACGATGCGGAACATGCTGAAATCTACGACACTGAATCTTCAGATCGAGCATTTGAAGAAGAAGTAATGCTGGTCGGTTTTGGCAACGCCCAAACCAAAGCAGAAGGTGCTGGCGTTTCATTCGACAGCGCTTCCGAAGCTTACACGGCACGCTATACGCATGAGACAGTTTCTCTTGCGTTTGCTTTGACCGAAGAAGCAATGGAAGATAACCTGTATGATCGTCTTGGCGCACGGTACACCCGCGCACTTGCACGTTCAATGGCTCACACCAAGCAGGTTAAAGCCGCTGCTACGTTGAACAATGCGTTCGACAGCTCTTACACTGGCGGTGATGGTAAGGAGCTTTGCGCTACTGACCACCCACTTGCTGGCGGCGGTACTTTCCGCAACGAGCCAAGCACTGCTGCTGACCTCAACGAAACTTCATTGGAAAATGCTCTGATCGACATTTCCACTTTCGTTGATGAGCGGAACATGATCATCGCCCTTCGTGGTACCAAGTTGATCATTCCACCTCAGCTTCAGTTCGTAGCAGATCGCCTGCTGGAATCAACGCTCCGCGTTGGCACTGCTGACAACGATGTAAACGCAATCCGTAACATGGGCATGTTGCCTGAAGGTTACACTGTCAACCACTTCTTGACAGACCCAGATGCGTTCTTCATCAAGACTGACGCTCCGAATGGCTTCAAGCACTTCGAGCGTGCGCCTTTGGCAACCAACATGGAAGCTGACTTCGACTCAGGTAACATGCGCTTTAAGGCTCGTGAGCGTTACAGCTTCGGCTACAGCGATCCTCGTGCAGTCTTCGGCTCACCTGGCGCCTAATAACATCCCCCTTGTCTTTGTACTTGGGTTTGAAGGGGCGGCTTTACAGTCGCCCCTCTCTTATTGTACAATCACTTATCCCTGACAGTCGCATGGTGCGGCTGACACTAGCCACGACAGGAGATAAGCATGGCTAACACCACTTTTGAAGGAGCAGTCCGTTCTAAGGGCGGCTTCAAGGAAATTGACGTAAACGCAACAACTGGCGCAGTTACTGAAAACATTTCCATCACTCACGATGGTACAAACAGCGTTGTAATCATCAAAGATCTTCCAACTTCTGATCCATCAGTCGCAGGTCAACTCTGGAGCAACTCTGGCGTAGTAACCGTCTCTGCTGGTTAATAGGAGGCTACTATGGCTGGTCCAGTAAAAGCCTATAATTGGGCGCAGGGTACGTCTGCCGCTGTTGTGGGGCCTGCTAGGTCACGCATCCGTCAGATTGTAATCTACGCCGCCGCCGCAGGTTCGTTTACCATCAAAGATGGCAGCGCATCTGGTGAAACATTGATTACGCAAACTTTCCCTACAGGGATTCATCATCTGAACATTCCAGATAATGGCATTCTTGCAACAAGTGGCGCGTATATCTCTGCTTTCACAGGCGCAAGCAATGAACTGACAATCTTCTTATCATAGAGGTTTGTTATGGCCCACGAGATAAGATCTATCAGCCAAATAGGCACATCAGAGCCTTTTGAATTGCAGGTCGCTCGTGGGCAAATTCCCTTGCATTCTATACGGAATATTTTTGGCACAAATCCATCCATAGGGACAACGTTTAGAACGCCTTGGGAGAACAATACGGCGCTTCCTTTTCTTTCTTCAGCACAACAACTTTCCGTTGTTAGTAGTAGCGTCAGTGACACTGCTGTCAGCATTTTAATTAATGGCTTGGATGCAAACTACGAAATAATTACAGAAGTTGTATCTCTAAACGGCACAACCCCCATAACCACTACAAAATCATTTTTTAGAATAAATGACTTGATAACTGTTGCTGGCAATGCGGCAGGAGATGTAACAGCAAGTTACAATTCGATTGTATATGCAAAAATAATTGCAGGACGTGGAAAAAACCAAGCAGCCGTTTTTACTGTTCCTGCTGGATATTCTTTTTATCTTGGCCGCATTGACGCTTTTACTGCAACAGCAAATAACGACACAAAAATCATGACCTTCAGGAATAAGGTTACTTACTCTGATGGGCGTATTTTTAACGTGGCTCAAACTTCTTTTGTTCAGCGCATGGATATTGCAAGGACACTTCCTTTTAAGGTGCCAGAGAAGGCAACTATAGAATTTCAAGCATCTATGAATAGCCAAACTGCTGATATTGGAATATTTGGCGATGGAATTTTATTAAGAGAACAAGGATCGTTATAATGGCTCGTAAACCCGCAAAAATGCCTGCCCGTAACAAAAAGAACTTTCGTCCTACAAAATCTGGTGCTGGCATGACTAAGGCTGGCGTGAAGGCGTATCGCCGTAAAAACCCAGGTTCAAAACTTCAAACTGCTGTAACAGAAAAAAAGCCGAGTAAGGCACGCGCTAAACGCCGTAGTTCATACTGCTCTCGCTCTGAGGGTCAGAAGAAGATGCACAATATTAATTGTCGCAAGACTCCTAACAAAAGAATTTGTCAGGCAAGAAAACGTTGGAGATGCTAAAATGACAGATCACGAAACAGAAGAACGGCAGTGGAAGTTTATTTCAGAGATGCAAGGCGACATAAAAGTAGTATTTAATAGGCTCGATACAATTGAAAATAATCATCTTGCTCATATGCAGGATGACATTAGTAAACTGGATCAAAAATTATGGATGATTTTAATGGTTGTATTCGCGCAACTATTTGCCATAGTTGGCGGTTTTATTGTTTTTTTGGTTAGATAATGGCAATTGGTCGATCACAAATGAGGCAGCAAGTCTCGAAAGGAGGCGGGAGAATGGCAAAAGATGCTTGTTACAGAAAAGTTAAGGCAAGATATAGAGTCTTTCCTTCAGCGTATGCTTCAGGAGCCATCGCTAAATGCCGTAAGGTGGGAGCCAAAAAGTGGGGAACTGGAGGAAAAAGTAAGACTGCTAAGACTTCGACACGCAGAACTGCAA